GCTATGATTAACTGGAGTGGTTTCTCGAAAGAGGTTCAGGATGTTTCAGGAAAAGTTAACCTGGGCACTACAGCTCCTGCAAATAATGTTACCAATACAGGCGGAGACACTATTGCAATAGGAGACATCTTTATTAATACAAGCGAAAGCAGAAGTTTTAATCTTATTTCGGTCGCGGGTTCTACTTGTACGGTTAAACGAGCAATTGACGAAGCAACTACGAGTACTCTTAACTTTATTCGTAATCGTTTGACTGCTGTAGAAATTGAGGCCGCAGATGCCGCAGATAAGGTAGCGGGTACCTTTCCAGGTTCGATAGCTACTCCTTCTGCCGTAGATGTTACTAATGATGTTATTACCTTTTCTTCTGCCCACAATTTGACAACAGGAGAGCAAGTATACATGACAGGTTTCGCTACCACCTGGCTTGCAGGCGGCGCAGCCATTAATACTCAGCATCTGTTTGTTCGAGTAGGGGATGAAACTAGCGCATACGCGGGTACCGGCAACCCTACAACTAAAATTACTCTTTTCTCTACAAAGGCTTACGCGGAGTCTTTTTCAACCACTACCGGTAAGGTAGTTTTGTCGGGTACAGGCGCGCTGACCGCGGCACGAGTCGCTAATGGTAAGTACGCACTTACTCTTACGGGCGGCTCTTTCACAGTTGGTAACAACATTACTTACCTTGTACCAGAGGAGCTGGGGGCGATTAACAAGCCTATTGAGCACGTAACCGGCTCTCGTACTTCTAGTGGGACAGCTACTTGCTATCTTACTTTGGAAGATTCAGACGACTCAAGTGGTACCTCTCGACAGTTCTTTAATGACCTCGTTGGTACGGGTGCTATGGCAAAAGTTGTGAACAAGTTCAAGGTGACAATGCATATTGGCGGTAGCGCTGCTACTGGTAACGCTACTGACCCTGCACTGAAGATTGAGTTTCCGAGTGCACACATTTCTGTACCAACTCATGCAATTGACGATGTTATTTCTCTTGAGGTGGAGTACGCGGCACTTCCGACAGATTTCGGAACTGCAGACGAGATAACTGCAATTACCTACTACCCTGTAGATACCTACTAAGGAATAGTAGTTTTACCAAAAAGGGGGCTTCGGCCCCTTTTTACTTCTCACCTCCAAAAAATAACTCTTGACATTTCTCCTCCTCTCACCTATAATATAGCATATGGTCGATAGTAAATTACAACAACTAGAAGGACGACGAATGAGCGAAGCACCTATTTCTTTAGCGAGTCTTATGACTCCTAGTAAAACCGTATCCGTAGACTTCCCTGGCTACGACGGAATGACTATAAACTTGACATATTTAGCTAGGGAAGAAATGTTGAAACTTCGTAAGAAGTGTATTACTACAAAGTTCAATAAAAAGACTCATCAGCCAGAAGAAGAGTTAGATGATGAAAAGTTTTTAACGGAGTACTGTAAGGGTGTTATTCAGGGATGGAAAGGACTCAAATTTCGATACTTAGAAGAGCTTCTATTGGTAGAAATTGGAGATCTGGACCCCGAGGATGAGTTGCCACACACTCAAGAAAATGCTGAATTACTCATGAGAAATGCGAATGCTTTCGATACTTGGGTTACAGAGGCAGTGGGTGACTTAGAAAATTTTACTGGAAACAAGTAGCTGAAATACAAAAGTTACTTGAGAGAAAGGTAGCTGAGCAAGACTCTAAGATAAATTACGAGCAATATCTTAAAATCTGTGAGCAGCTAGGCGAAGACCCAGACCCCAAAAGAATGCCACTAGAGACTTCTGCGTTTCCCGCAGAGGTACAAGTGGCATTTTTTATATTTGATTTAATGACAGATAACTGGGAGGGGAGTACGGGCTTCTACATGGGTAAGAACTGGTCTAATATTGGATTTTTATTTGATACGTACGGAGTAGAGGATAGACCCACTGTAGTTTACTTTCTAAAGTCTTACGAAATCTTATTAGTAAACCAGAAAGCAGAGGACGCAGAGAGGAAAAGAAAAATAGAAGAGCGTAAGGCTCAAAGAGGTGGTAAGAATTACACCCATAATGTACAAGGCTAATGGCTTCTAAAAAAGTATACATAGATATAGTAGTAGATGATAAAGGCACTATTAATCGTGTTGCTGTCGATGCTAAAAAGCTTCGTAATGCTTTGGATTCGGCGAAGACGGGAGTTCAAGGTGCGGGTAATGGTCTAGGCAAACTAGGAGAAAACACCAGTAAGACCAATAAACAGACCCGAGCGCTTGCAGGAACTGCTGGCAGTATGGGTAAGACGATGGGTAACCTGACCTCTGGGATCACCGGAGGTCTAGTTCCCGCCTACGCAACTCTTGCAGCACACATATTTGCTATAACTGCCTTATTCGATGCCCTTAGTAACGCTGCATCCACTACTAAACTTATTGCAGGACAAGAGGCTCTTGCAGCAAACACAGGTATTGCATATAAAAGCATAACTAATTCTATAAAGGTTGCTACAGGCGCTCAGATTTCTTATAAAAATGCTGCAAGCGCTGCGGCTATAGGCGGCGCTGCAGGACTTAGTTCTGATCAGCTTACTCGTCTTGGTAAAGCGGCCAAAGACACCTCCCTTGTACTTGGTAGAGACTTAACAGACTCTTTTAATAGGCTTATCCGAGGTGTTACAAAAGCAGAACCCGAACTTCTTGATGAATTAGGTATTATACTTCGATTAGAACCCGCCACTCAAAAATACGCAGCTTCTATAGGAAAAAATGTAAAAGAACTATCTGCATATGAAAGATCCCAGGCGGTAGCGAATGAGGTACTGCGGCAGGCAAAGGACAACTTTGAGGATGCAGCGGCTGGGGCAGACACTGCAGGAGAATCTGTACAAAGATTAAAGGCCAGCTTTGACTCAATAGTAGAGAAGATTCAGACGACCCTTACAAGAAGATTGGCTCCGGTATTTGACTTCTTAGCCGGTAATACCAAGTCGCTTATTGCTACAATGGGTCTTTTAGGCTTTGGTATCCTCAAAGTTCTTACTCCTGCCGCCCCTCCATTCACCGCGATGGCGACCGCTGCGAAGGACGCGGAGAACCGTCTTAGGGGTTTAAGCACGGGCGTTGGGGCTTTAGGTAAAAAACTATCGGATTCATCTAGTGTACTTTCAGGGGCTGACTTTAAAAAACTGGATAAGTCTATAGGTGCCACTAAGAGTACTATTGTTGATATGTCTGGCCAGTTGGAGGATACAGTAAAGAAAGACTTGGCACTGGTCAAGCATCATCACGAGTCAAATCTGGCGGCGTCGGCGGGCGGGTGGACAAAGTATGGGAAGACTGTAAAAGCGGAGATGGATGGAATTATGATACAAAGCGGCAAGGTAATAGGGACGTTTAAAATTGCTGCTAGAGCGGGGTCTCTTTTATTGCGTGCAATTCCTTTTATTGGAATTGGCATTATGTTGTTCGACGTAGTAAAAATGCTTGGTATTGGTACTAAGAAACTATCGGAAGAGGAGAAAAAAGCAGAAGAGGCAACTACAGCTTTCGCCCAAGCATCTGTAGACCTCAACAAAGAACTACAGAGTACTAACGATAAGCTAAAAACTAATGCGTTAAGTTTAACACAAGCGGCTATTGCTATGGGTAACGTGGTAAACTCTGCCAACTTGTTATCACAGATGGAGACTTTTTCTACCTTAGAAAAAGGAACAAAAGATTATAAGAATGCGAACGAAGGGCTGTTAGCGACTTTTGACAAGCTCGCAGCGAATGTGCCCGAGTTTAAAGACTTAAAGGAAACGTTTAAAAAGACAGGCAACACACAAGGGCTTAGAAAGGAAATAAGTACTCTAACTTCGGAATTGGTTGGCTCCACGCAGGCTTTGACTAGGTTTAAGGATGCTCAGCAAGCGGTAGATGCTGCAATAAGTAAGGTAGCGTCCAGTGTTTCTGTTAGTCCTCTTGCGGGCCTAGTGAGTACAATGGACGTTGCGGAAAAAGCATGGGAAACCGGCCAGGGGAACATCAAGAGGCGCGGAGTTGAAACAAGAAAGGCGGTGGCTAAAGCAGAAACGGAACAGAAGGCCCAGACAGCTGGTATAAATGCTCGTAGGCTTAAGGCGGAAGCGGTAGTTCTCAAGAAACATAACAAGGTAATGGATTGGAAAAAGGGGTCTGACGCCGCGTCCGGCACACAAGGAATGGCGAGGGGCTCCGAAGCTGCGGCAAAAGACGCCTACAACGCGGCCAATGCGAAGCTTAAGTTGATTAACGATGAAGGTACGGCACTTGAAGAGAACGTGAAGTTCGAGAGAGATAGGGCCGCGCAGTATGAAAAGGATGTTATAGCAAGAAACAAAGCACATGCTATTTTTCTCCTACAGAAAGATGTCTTCGAGAAGTCCAATACAAGGCTTATTGCTAGCAGTAAAGAGCGAGTACGCCTTGAAGAAAAGATTTCCGAGGAAAAAACCTTGGGGATAACTATTGACCAGAAGCTGACAAATTTACAGCTCAAAAGAGACACTAATTCTCAGAACCTTCTAAAAGCCGAGGAGGTACTTGAACAGGCGACGTCTGTTCAGAACGCTTTAAAGGTAGAGGGTCTCAAAACGGACAAGGCAGCAAGGGACACGGCCGACGCGGCCGTACTGGCTGCAGAATCAGGGGTGAAACAAGTCCGCAATAACAACACCCTAAGCGAGAAGAAGAACACCCTCACCCGTCAGCAGCTTGAACATCAAATAACTCTCAATAGTCTAAAAGAAAAGGAGCTGGGCACCACTAAAGCAGTCAACGCGGCTCGCTTAGAGTTGAAAGCAATAGAGGCAGGACTAACCCCCGGTTTATATGGAGACGAGGCAAATGTGGCAGCGAGGCAGGCGCGCGGGAAATTAGCCCGAGAGAATCTCACCTCCGCCCAGGACGCCCAGCGAGCCCCCGAACAGATACTTAAGTCCCTGCTGATCGCTCAGCGGTATGGCCAGGCTCCGGCACAGAAAGAAATCGACAATGCACAAAAGGCGGTGAACGCTGCGAAAGATAAAACTGCACAGGCCCAGCAACAGTTAGATATAGCAAACAGTATAGGTATTCAGCTTCAGAAGAACCTCCTTGCAGAAACCCAGTCCTTACAGTTTGCAGTCAAAATGCAAGGCATGCATCCTGCTCAGGAGGCATACAATCAAAGGATTCTTGCTTATAAAGCCAAGGGTATTACATTCACTGAAAGTAATCTCGCCTTTATAGAAGAGGAGGTATTAAAGCAACAAGAGTTACAGAGCATGTTAGAACTTAAAAAAGGTATCCAAGATAGTATAACAAGTAACTTTACCCAAGCTTTTCAAAGTATAGTAGACGGCAGCACGAAGGCGAAGGATGCTTTCAGCCAGATGGCCCAATCTATACTAGCGGATATAGCCCAGATGGTTACAAGACTGTGGGTGCTAAACACCCTGATGCCCGCCATGGGGGCCGCCATGAAAACACAAGCGCCGACCGGTAAGGTGCCTGGATTGGTTCCGGGACAGCACACGGGTGTACGCACTGGTGGTCCCAAGCTCAAACGCTATGGAGGTATCCTTGAGGCTTACGCAGGAGGCGGTATTGCAAGAGGAAGAGACGCTGGGTATCCTGCAGTTCTTCATGGTACGGAAGCAGTAGTACCTCTCCCCAATGGAAAACAAATTCCTGTCGAGATGGTAGGCGGTTCGGGCGGTACAAATAATGTATCTGTAAATATTTCCATGGATAATCAAGGCGGGTCTCAGGAACAGAACACATCGGATAATAGCCAGATGAAGCAATTAGGTTTAGTAATATCTGGAGCAGTACAAGAAGAGCTTCAAAGGCAGAAACGTCCAGGGGGCATTCTTAGTCCCTACGGAGCAGCATAATGGCATTAGGATTTACAGTAGGAAGCCTTCAAGTCCTTCCAGATAGAGGGCTCACCCGACAGTCTGTTCCAAAAGTATTAAAAGTACAGTTTGGGGATGGGTATGAGCAGCGCGTTGCAGAAGGGCTAAACCCATTACAAGAGACTTATCAGATGTCTTACTCAAACCGACCCAAAGCAGAAGTAGATGATATCGCTGCTTTTATGGACGATAAAAAAGGTGTGACTAAGTTTAATTATGTTATTCCTGATACTAACAACAGCGGGGAAACTACAATAAAGGTAGTGTGTGACCAATATAACCTTACATATGTAAATGATTCCTCTTATACTTTTACAGCAACTTTCCGTCGGGTGTATGAAGCATGACAGATATAATTTCCACAGTACAAAAACAGGATCCTGGTTCCGAATTAGTAGTACTCTACGAGTTAGAGTATGGCGGCGATCAGCCCGCTAGGTTTTTTGGAGGGCTCGAGGAAGTAGACTCTAACATTCTCTCAAGTCAGAATATGTTGCCTTGGGAGACGGGGACGGGTCACGCAGTCTTATCTGGAGGCACATGGATCGCGGCCGGGGGGGTGGGTGAGAATACCCGGTCTTTGGAGACTGACCCTTTTGGGGTAGAGTCCGTAGTATGGAGAGCTATAAATGATGCAGATGCACTCAATGATGCAGATGGCGGATTTGAGGGTCCAGTAGCAGAGATAAACCCCGCTTCTGAGTATAGGTTCTCTCTTTTTATTAATCAAAAGCACTCGACTAACGGTACATCGTATTTCGGATTATACGGGTATAATGCAAGTGGTGTTAATACTGCTTTAGAGGAAAATAATGGTACCGGCGAGACTACTACTAATCCGTATTTTTGGTATGGAGACCTTCCCGCTTTAGATAAATGGTATCTTTTTGTTGGATACGTTGTTCCTCATAATGATACGGATGAAACGTTACATCCTGACAGCGGGATCTGGGACCCCGCAACTGGAATGAAAGTTACTCACCCAATGACTTTCGAAGATTATAAGTTTCTTAGTACTCATACTAAGGTATTGATTAGAGGTTATCAATACTATAATAGCTCTTCTGAAAATGATGAGGTCCAGTTCTTTGCTCCTCGAATTGACCTTGTAGACGGGCGTATGCCCTCCATTAACGCTCTTCTTCGTAGAGGCGCTCCAGCAGCAGACGGAGCCGCATATTTTCGTGATAGCACGAATGTCTCCAGAGAGTACAATTCTATTCCTATACTTGCAGACGGTTTCGATATAAGCTCTGACGGAGCCTACTCCCGTCCAGAAATTTCTATAGGCAATGTAGGCAGTACTCTTAGTAGTGCGGTAGGCGAATTAGATTATGAAGATTTAATAGGAAAAAGAGTTACTCGTATAGTTACTTT